CATCCTTCGGGTCGATCTTCTCCATCTGGTAGAACCACCACGTGTCCATGGTCGGCGGGTTGGTATCCGCCCACATCCCGTGCCACGTCGCCCCGCCGTCCTTGGCTGAGGGAAAACGACCCACACGTTTGGACATCGCGTCGACAATATCCGGGTGGATGTCCCTGCACTCGTTGAACCACGCGAAGGTCAGTTCGAGAGAGTTGAGGTTGGCCACGTCATCCGCGTCGTCCAGCGCGCGGAACATGATCTCGCACTCCACATCGCCCACCTTGAAGAAGTAGGTCTTGGTGGTGCGCATGAAGTGGCCACAGACCCCCGAAGGGAACCAATCGAGGAAGGTTTTGATCGTGGTATCGGAGAGTTGGCGGACAGTTTCGCGGACCACAGCGCAGCGGGTCTTACGAATGCCTTGAGCGTTCGGTTTCTGCTGGCTGGCCCGGCGGATAATCTCAAAGCAGCAGGCCACGGACTTACCGGAGCCGACAGGGCCCATGATGACCCGCATCTTCTTGTCCGATTGCATGAACTGGGTGACCGTGGGGGTCGGTGTGTAGGAAATATCAAGCGGCATTGTAGACATGCACCACATATAGGGGTTTGCCGGGCTTGGGACGGGCGGCGCGGGCGGTCCGGTAGGACTTTCGGGCTGCTTGGAGGGTGGCGACGAAGGCTTGAGTCGCAAACAGGCTGTAAAACGCGTGGACCTCAGTCTTCATCAGCGTATTCCACGTCTTCGATCTGGGGTGCAGGGGGTTTGGCCGTCACATCCAGTGTCTGTCCACCCAAATTGATGGTGATCGTGACGCCACCGGCGCTGTTTGCGTTCTCCCCGGCGGGTGTGGTGTCCAGTCCTGCCCACTTGACCGTGGATTTGATGAGGTCGGCCTTAACCGCGGGGCTCACGATGGGGTCGTGGATGAGAATCCAGCTGGTCTTGAGCAGTTCTTCGGCCTGTGCACGCGCCTTGACCCTGAATGTGAGGCCCTTGGTGCGTACTTCCTCCCTGTAAGCCTCCACTTTCTTGAGAAAAGTGGCGTCGTTCTTGAAGGTGAGGAGGTCTGATGCCTCGAACTCGTGCCGATCCAGCAGTTCGTCGAGCTTTTCCCCGCTGCCTTCCATGAGGAGGGCAAGGTCAAAGGCGAACCGATCGGTCCATTTGGTGTGAACAGGGCTCATGTACATGGGGGGGATGGTAACTCTTGGAGGCGGGGGCGGTCAATAGTGTAAAGATTTGGTTTTTTGGGCCGGGAAATTTTTTATAAATTGTACTTAGGGGGGTGTGTAATTGTAAAGATTGGTAATTTTGGGTCTTGTTGTGAGAGGTTTACTACAATAGTGGGGGGCTAGAAAAGTCCAGTCCAACCCCCCACCCCCCTTGCCTGCCTGCTATCGCGCGGCGCGCGTGCTATAGGGCCGAAAAAGCGCCTATGCGACGCCTAATTTGACTAGAACGGCGTGCTATGCCATAAAGGAGTTGTGGTTGATGAGTAGCAGATAAGTAAACGGTCGGGACGGCCACGGTCCCACGCTCTTTGACAATGTAAACCTGACCCTAGGCACGTAGTGCCGATGATGGGTGGCACAAGTCTCAACCCTTATGCCATATGAAAGGAAACACTATGGCCGACTATATCAAGATGGCGCCCGTGACCCTTACGTTCCAAGTCACGCTGGACGGCGTGACGGCGGGCGGCGGTGTCCGCGCGGTGCAAGACAGCGCCGTCGTGGTCCGCGCAAGCGGACCGAATGCCGAATTTTTCGGCGTCGACGTCAACAAGTTTGGCGGGCTTTATGCCTTCGATAGCCGCAAGGCCAAAGGCAAAAAAGTCAAGGCCGAGGCAGCGGCTCCGGTCGCCAAGGCTCCGGCTCCGGTCGCAGCCAAAGGCAAGGCCAAGGCCGAGCCTGCAGCACCTGCAACGGTTGCAGGCTTTACCCCCGAGCAACTCGCAAAACTGCAGGCGCTCAAAGATGCAGGCATCATCTAAAAACAGGGCGGGCGCGAAAGCGCCCGCCTCACCTCTCACACAAGGAACCCTAAGATGAAGCACGAAACCAAAGCCGCGCTGCGCGATCGCCAGCTCAAGATCGACACGCACATTTCCAAGCGCGGACAAGACAACGCGCAGCGTTACCTCGCCGCCCGCCACCACAAGGTGGACTGGCAGATGATAGGCCAAGCGCTGATGGGCGTGATCGCCACCCTGCTGTTCCTCTTCTTCGCCCTGACCTAACTTAACACTGACCCGCCCGGCTAACCACCGGGCGGGTTTTTTGTTGTCCGCACGGCAGGCAGTTGCGTGTTAAGTTTGCTCGTTTCACTCGCCATACGTCGGGGGCCTGTAGCTCTTTACATTACGTAACCCTTACATCATGCCTAGTATAGTGCCAAACAGTCGGGGGGCTGTAACCTGTTGATATTAAACAACTATCTATTTTCGCTTTACACTACCTTTACAAAAAGTGTGTAAGATTTAGATGGTTTACATCTTTACACCACAGTAGAAAAGCCAATGAAACCAAGGGGTTAGCGGATGTAAACCAGTGTGTAGTAGTAGTAAAGTATCTATACTATATATAATATATACGTTTTTTTCAATGATCTCCCCCGGGAAACGCGTTTCAATTCGGTTGAGTGTAAACCTTTACATTACAACCGCTCCAGTTGCGCTATTTTAGGGGGCTATCTTCCAAAAATTCGTAGATTTTATAGATAGTGCCCAGACAAATCCAGTAATATCAAGGACTTGCACTATCTATTTTCCGTTTTCGTGTAAAGATACTTTACCTACCTAAACCTCAATTCGTAGATACTTTACACTCTATTTCCCCCCTTCCCCCCAAAATTTGACAGCGCCGGGCAGAATTGGGCATATTGCTGGGGCTGGCCGAGGTCCACCCAAAACACCTCTGGTCCGGCAGTCTTAACAATCTTAACACACAATGGAGACCGCCATCATGGCTAACTGGACCAAACTCGCCGACCTCGCCGCTCAGGTTTACACTAAGACCCTTACAGTCCGCCCTGTCCGCCGCCCTTACATCAGTCAGGCTGATGCTGTCTATGACTACACCGTTGGTCATGAGATGGTGGTGGTTGACCAGTCGTCCCCCCTTAACAACTGCCGGATCACTGTCTGTGATCGTCATGAACTGAAGCGCCACTACGGCGTCACTCACCTTAACATCCAATTCAACCCCGGCTTCGCTCCGGTAGAGGTGGCACTATGAGCATTGCAAATACCCTCGACGCTCGGTCAGTCCGTATCACTATGTCCGTCATCGGCTACCTCGGCGTCAATGAGTTCTACCGCAAGGTGGACAAGGTCATCCAGTCTGACCCTACTATGGCCTATGAGGATGCCCTCTTGGCCGTCGTCACCAAGACCCACAACCACATCAATGTCATCAAGGAGACCCTGTAATGTTTGGTTCCAACATCGTCCTGCCCCGTGGCGGCATCACTTCCTATGAGCAAGCTGTAGCTAAGCACGACAGCATCGCCCCTATCAGGGGGCGGTCCACTGACACGAGACCCCTTGGTCAGCGGCGCAATGACAACCTCACCATCCGCAAACTCGACAATGGCTCTGTCGCCATCCGGCTTTACCACACTGACATCATCACTTACCATGATGATGGCACCATTGACCTTGAGGTCTACCCATCTAGGCTGACAGACGAGACTGTCGGTGCGATCCTCCGCGGTGCTGTCTGGGCCAGTTACACCAACCCTGTTGGTCCTGTCCTGTGGACACGCAACAATGGTGACAGCAAGGGGTATCTGATCGACGGTGCCCGTGGTGCCACACTGGACAAGAACCTTAACATCATCGGTGGGACCAAGCCCTTCACCCGTTACAATGTCAACCGCAAGAAGGCTAATGCTGCCTGTGCCAAGGGCTTCGACCAGTTCAAGCTGTGGGTCCAGACCCAAGTCAGACTGGGCATTGACCCTAGACAAGGCGAGCGTTGGGGCACTGTCCACCTGTCTAACATCGCCTTGGCCTGTCTCGATGAGCCGGATCGCTACGCTGACATTGCCCGTGGCATGTCCACTTATGTCACCATCGGCGCCCATCTTGACGCCATCCGGCACCAAGTGTTGCAGTATCACGACTGCATCGAGGAGACAGAGGTGCCGCACATCACTGACTACAAGCAGCTCGCTGCCATCCAGTCCAGCAAGAAGCGGTGGGGGTGAAATTACCTATGAGTCGAAACTGGGGGCAACCCCAGTCTGCCACGGATGGCTACCGTGGCACTGATGAGACAAGCCCTTATGGAGAACACAATGCCAATGACCACT